AATAATAATCGTAAACGAGCGTTGATCTTTGACGGTAAACAATATAAAAGTCTTGAATAATACTATAAAATATTAGTGTTATGGCACTAAATAAATTTATCTTTAAACCTGGGATCTTTAGAGAAGGTACTGACTATGATAATGAAGGTGGCTGGTTTAACGCTAACTTAGTTAGATTTAAAGCTGGCAGACCACAAAAAATTGGTGGTTGGCGTAAAGACACCCTCAATACATTTTTAGGAACCTGTCGTGCTCTACATGCATGGATTTTGTTAGCTGGTACTAAGCTCTTAGGTTTAGGTACTAATCTAAAATACTACATAGAAGAAGGAGACTCTTTTAATGATATTACTCCTATTCGCTCTACAACCAGTGCTGGTGATGTAACTTTTTCTGCTACTGACGGTGACGCAACTCTTACAGTAAGCGACACGGCACACGGTGCAGTACAGAACGACTTTGTTACTTTTAGTGGTGCAGTTAGTTTAGGTGGTAACATAACAGCTTTAGTTTTAAATAAAGAGTATCAAATAACTAATATTATTGACTCTGATACCTATACTGTAGAAGCTGAAGTAAATGCTAACTCTTCTGATACAGGTAACGGTGGAGGTTCTGTAGTAGGGCAGTATCAAATAAATACAGGTCTTGATGAATATGTTAGCTCTACTGGTTGGGGTGTAGGTGCATGGGGTGCAGGAACTTGGGGTAGTTCTACTTCTATCTCTGCTTCTAATCAACTTAGACTTTGGACTCATGACAACTTTGGTGAAGATTTAATTATTAATCCACGTGGTGGCGGTATTTATTATTGGGACGCTACTAATGGCGTAGGCACAAGAGCTGTAGAACTAAGCAGCATAAGTGGTGCAAATCAAGTTCCTACAGTAGGGTTACAAACTATTATTAGTGAAACTGATAGACACGTAGTAGTTTTAGGAGCAGATCCACTTTCTAGCGGTGTACGTACAGGTTCTGTTGACCCTATGCTTATAGCCTTTAGTGACCAAGAAAACGCTACTGAATTTGAACCGTTAAATACAAACACAGCAGGTAGTTTAAGAATTTCTGAAGGTAGCCAAATAGTGGGTGCTGTAAAAGCACGTCAGGAAATACTTATTTGGACAGACGTAGCTTTATATTCAATGCAGTTTATTGGACCTCCTTATACTTTTGGAGTTAATTTAATTAATGATAGCACAGGTTTAATTAGTCCTAAAGGTGCTGTCACTACTCCTGCTGGAGTATATTGGATGGGTTATGACAGCTTTTACGTATATAACGGAGCAGTGCAAAAAGTTCCTTGCGCGGTTTTAAGTTATGTTTTTGACAATTTGAATGCAGGTCAGGCTTTTAAAGTATTTGGTTTTAGTAATAGTGAGTTTAATGAAGTCGGTTGGTATTATCCTTCTGGCAGTAACTTAAATATAGACAAGTACGTAGTCTACAACTATGCTGAGCAGGTTTGGACTATCGGCGAACTTAGTAGAACAGCTTGGATAGATAAAGGTATAGTAGACTATCCTAGAGCTACAGAAGGTCAATATTTATATGAACATGAGTTTGGTTACGATGCTGACGGTAGCCCTATGACTAACGTCTTTATAGAAAGCAGTGACTTTGACATAGGCGACGGTGAAAGTTTTGGTTTTGTGCGTAGAATTATTCCTGATATCAAGTTTTTAAGTAACAGTGACACAGGTCAAGTAAACGCAGTATTAAAAACACGTAACTATCCTGGAGATACATTAACTACCGCAAGCACAAGCGTGATAGAAAGCAATACATCTAAAGCAGACGTAAGAGCCAGAGCCAGACAAATAGTATTTCGTTTGGAATCAGATGATGACGCTGATAATTCAGGCAACAGTGATGTAGGTTGGCGTTTAGGAGCTACTAGATTAGATATACAGACTGACGGAAGGAGATAATGGCTAAACTATTACCTACTCGATTGCCTATCAGTATGGAGCCTCAGGTAACGTCTGACACCTATAATAGGCTAGTACGTGTATTAGAAATTAACTTAGGTCAAGTAGACCCAGAAAACACTAGTCAAGTAAACACAACTGAACGTAATGAAGGATTTTATAATCCAGGTTCTATAATTTTTAATACTAACACAGACACTCTTCAATGTTGGGACGGTACAAGGTGGAGAGACTTATTTAGTTCTCAATTTTACGTTAATAATGACTTAGGTTTTGGCTTAACAGGAACACTCGGTACTGTCAGTGTCACAACTTCGTAAGTGTACTTGGTGTGGTACTAAAAAGCCTGCTAAGGAGTTTGATCAAACTAAAAAGAACAGCACTCAGTGTAACACCTGTAAACTAGAAAGACGTTACGAAAAAATTAATAGTAATCCTATTAATTACATGCAAAATTTATGTGTTCAACTAAAACATGTACGTAAAAAACAAGGAATAAATTGGGACGTTACACCTCAAGAATTATATATACTATACGCAAAACAAGAAGGTAAATGTGCCCTAACAGGACAAGAACTAACATTTAAAAGAGGAACAGATGAGGAATCCGATTTTAATATATCTATTGACCGTATCAACTCTACTGATAGTTATCACATTGAAAATATCCAACTTGTTGGTAAAATTATTAATTTCTTAAAAAATGATTTACCACAAGAAAAATTTATCAAATTAGTTAAATTAATATACAATAATACAAACAGCTAACAATTTCTTTTATGACTATAGACGAACAAATGAAAGAAGCTCAAAAAATTGAGATCAGTGTTAACGAAGGTAAAACATGGTACAATTTAGCAGAAGGTTTTGATAAATGGAGAGTCTTTCCTAGACTTTTGATTAGTTTATATGGTTTAGCTTTTTATAGAACCACAGAGTGGTTTATGACTTTACAAGACCCCACTAACGCACAAAGTGCATTTGTTTCAGTTGTAGTGGGTGCAGGTGCAGCATGGTTTGGTTTATATGTCGGTAGAAAATAAAGATCCAATGAGTGAACTATACGATTACAAAGGATGGTTTTGGGATGACGTGAATAAAAGATTTTATCGCTGGCATGAACTAAAAATATTAATGCAAGAAAGAGATATAAAGAAAAAACAAAATGATACAAAATAAATTAATAGACGCAGTAAGTGGCGTAGTAGATAAATTTATAGTAGATAAAGACTTAAAAGCCACGCTTAAACATGAGATGGAGATGTCTTTACATAATGCTAATTTAGCACAAATAGAGTTAAACAAAGCAGAAGCACAACACCCTAGCATATTTGTAGCTGGATGGCGACCCATGGTCGGTTGGATATGTGCTGTGGCTTTAGGTTATCACTTCATTTTAAGTCCTATTTTAGCTACTATCCTCACACTTTCAGGTTATACTATTACTTTACCTGAGTTTGAATTCGCTCAACTCAGCACCATCCTAATGGGCATGCTCGGTTTAGGTGGTTTACGTACATTTGAAAAAATGAAAAAAGTAACGAAGGGAAATTAATGGGTTTAGGTAAAAGCGTAAAAAGATTCTTTAAGAAAAACCTTAGAGATATCGCTACAGTAGTAGGATTCGCCGTTGGCGGTTGGGGTGGTGCAGCGATTGGTCAAGGAATTGGTTCACTGGGGGAAGGCAGAGGTTTAAAAAAATCAATTTCAAGTGCTGGTAAAGTATACACAGCTGGACAAGTAGCTAGTGGATATGGTATAAATGATACAGGTGGGCTTAGTTCTCTAAATCCTTTTGGTAAAGATTTTATACTAAAGTCAGGTAATTTAGCACCAGGAGCAACTGGATACGGTAGCACTGCTGGAAGTTATTTAGAAGGTATAGGTGGTGCTCTTAGAGGCACAAACACAGCAGCAATGGGCGAAGCACTAAAAGCATTACCTTTAGGTCAAAAAGCAATGTTGGCTGGGCAAGGTTTAAATTTATTAGGAGCTTTTGACCCTATAGCAGCACCCAATAACACAATGCCAGCAGCAATGGGTGGTCCATATTTAACACAAGGTTTAAGACCAGCTACCGTTAGCGATGTATACGGAACAGGCAACATGAGAGGTTTACCTAGTGTGCCAGGAG